GTCATATTAAGATGTCCCAAAGTTAAATAAGTTACCAAATCCTTTTGCTTGTCCAGCTGCACCTAGACCTGCAATACCAAGTCCTAATAACTGTGATGTTCTGCTTGGACCAGGGGTAGTGGTCGTTGAATAGGTTTGTTGCAGTGAGGGTACTCCTCTAAATATATCAGATAAAAATCCAATTTGTTGATAAGGAAGAGACTGTCTTGCGAGTTCATTAGCTCTTGCTACATCAAATTCTTTTTGTGATTGACCTTGTTGCAGACCACCTATTCCAAGTAGTGTGTTTATATCTTGAACACCCATCTGTTGACCTAATTGTCCAAGTCCTGCTTGAGAAACACCTAATTGCCCTGTCAATTGTGCTTGTCTTAATTGTTGTTGTGCCGCTTGTTGTGCCGCTTGTTGTGCCTGTTGAAAACCAGCAGATCTTAATTGTGCACCAGTTCTAGCTTGTTGATCCATTGTGTCTGCTGCTATTTGTCCTTGTAAAATAGCCTGTCTAGAGCCACCAAAAGCTCCTTGTCCGACTGCTCCTGCTTGTGCCTGTAGTTGTTGTTGTTGACCTTTTTCTGCTATGTCTGCTTGAGTTCTTGCAATAACATCCTCTGTAAAAGGATCCATAAATCCTTTATAAGAGGTGGGATCATAAGTTGCTCCTTGTGCTCCCATGATTCCTTGTCCAACAGCAGCACTACCTTGACTTAAAAAAGGTTGAAAGGCTCCGATTCCTCCAATTGCATTTGCAATTGCTAGTTTTTGTCCTTCTGAAAGATCTGCCAACTGTTGTTCAGAAAAAGGCATTTGTGAGCCTTCACCTGTTAGTGCTTTAGCACTAGCAAATATATCGGCTAACATCTCCTCTTGAAAGGGAGCTAATCTTACAATTTGTTCTTGTTTGACCTCTTGTGCCTCTGCCATTATGCTACCCTCTCTAGTTTAGACATCATATCATACATTCTTGCTGCACCCAAGTCCCTATCACCTCCACCAGCACCTCTCACAGCTTTAGCAGTTAATACGAACTCACCATCAGAAAGTCTTGCTGGTACAGAGTCACTTGTACCTGTTCCAGGCCCACTTACTTCTCCACCATTATTCATAAATAGTCTACTCATTGCTCCAAGTCCACCTAATCTTGATGTCCCTGCACCAAATGGACTACTACTACCAACAGATTGTGTGACACCTTGTCCGAATGTATCAGATAAAAGTCTTGTGCCTTCTTCTTCTGTCATTCCCTCAAAAGGACTACCTTTTTCAAATTCTGGCATCACTGCACCAAACTGATCTATTCCGTCACCATCCTCATCCATAGGCATATAAGCTGGTCTAACTCCAGTGACACTATAATCTTTTGGTGCTGAAGAAGTAGTTTGTGTGTTTGCTTTCATTAAATCAAACAAGGCACTAGGATTTTGTTTAGCTAAAGGTACTCCTAATTGATTCATACCCATGCCACCACCTTGACCATTTAAGGTCACACCAAACTTTTGTTCTGCACTAGTTTTAACTTCATCTAAGAAAGGTCCTATTTGATCCATTTTACCTTTTATTGGTTGTGTTACTTGTCTAGCAATTTGAGCTCCAAGTGCGTTTAGACCACCTCTGGCGAATGCTCGTACCTCATCATCTTCTTTGTCTTTTTCTTTCTGTTGTTCTCTGAGGTCATTAAAATATTGTTTACGTTCTTCTTCATTGTCTAAATTATAGAATTTATTTCCTATTTGTCCCATACCTAGTCTTGTTGTACCCTTTGGAAAAGCAGGCATTTTTTTTGGTGTTTGTTTCTCTTCTTCACCTAACCCTCCAGCTAGTGCACCTATACCTCCAAGTAATGCTACCTTACCAGCGGTGCTTTCTGGAATTAACTTACCTAGAAAACTCTCACCACCACCTTTTACAGAAGTGATTACATCAGGACCTGCTCCTCTTGACGCACCAAACATTGATCTAAGAGGAGAACCAGACGTATCAAATTTAAATTCTTTACCAAAATCCTTACCACCCATTGCGTATGTTGTAGCACCAGTTATTGCTGCATTTCTCAAAGCTTCTTCAGCACTTCTACCTGCTACGAGAGATCCTATACCAGAACCTATTGATGCACCTAATGGACCTCCATAAAACATACCGATAGCACTACCAATTACTGGCGCTGCTTTTTTCAATGATTTTGTGATATTTCTAAAAATTCCCATAGCTTATATTACCAATTATTTGTTATTTCTACAATCCTATATCCTTGTTATAGCACTCGTTGTTATTCTTGTCTTTGATAAATCTTGAATGCTTGCAACGACATGTAGTCTACCACCAGTCGCAGCTTGAACTTGAAGTTCTTCTCCACTTTGTAATATTAAATCTTTTGACAGTAATTCTATGGTAGTATTAGCACCAACTGCTTTAGTTTTAAACAATATAAATGTATCACTGCCACTTACAATTTGAACTGTAATTGTATCAGCATTACCACTTTTTTCAGCTACTAAAATAGAATTTACTATAGCCGCATTAAAATCAGCATCGCTAGGCACTGTAAATAAAGTTGTCGCACTTGTTCCAGTTAACTCTAACTTTGCGTTTGTAAGACCTTGAATGTATTGAGGAATACTGGTTATTAACATTATCTTCTTCCATCTGGTACAATATTAACTTGAGGAGATCCTAGTTTAAAACTTGTTCCAATTGTTGTAGAATCAATTCTTAATGTAAAAGTTCTACCTCTGACTCTTACATCTAATTTTTCAGTGTGAGCTTCTACTGGTGTTGTTGCAGATCTTTGAGTTGTGTTACCACTATCCGTTTGAGAAAAGCCAGAACCACTTTGATTTCTTGACTTCAAAACCAAATCCACACTTGGATTTGTTACTGTAGAACCTGCAAAAGTTATATCTGGAATTATTCTATTTACAAAACTAAACCTACTACCATCACTCAAAGGTAAAGGAGCAGATTCCACAAAAGCCGTCATGGCACTACCATCGTCATCAAATCCTATTTCATGATTGTATAAAAAAGGACTGCCCGTGGCTTGTGGTAAATCTCTGATCCCTCTATCTAACCATGCTTGTCTAACCAATGTTCCATAATACCAAACTTTTTCTGCGTAATTAAAAGCAACATATTTATCTATCTCTGTGCCACTGGATGATGGATAAAACCACAAAATTTCACTAAATTCAGAATTAAGACCTGCATGTACCTTGTCTCGTTCTTCAAAATTAAAATCTAAAAATACTTTACTTTTTACAGTGCATGGCAGTTGTACTGTTTGACCACCAGCATAAACATAGAATGTATCTACACCCATCCAGTACACAGCATCTTCAACTGCTATAGCAGAAGAAGGACTCATAATAGTTATATTCTTAGATAATTCTTGCAACCCAAACGTAAATGGTGGACCTATAAACTTCATGGCGTGTAGTGTTTTGTTAGTGAAGACGAGTATCTGTTGTTTTGTTTCAACAGCTTGTACGAAGGTAGATCCACCACCTAACCTTAAATCACCTGCTGTATTTGTAGCAGTGGGAAAGAAATCTACTGGATTTTCTTGTGATGAAAAACGTATCAACAATGGATCTTGTACCCCGTTCCCTTGTTTAGTAGCAGTTGCACCAGCATTATCTTCCGTGGGTCGTTGTCCAAGTCCATCACAACCAAACACAATAACGTGTCGGTCTTGGTCTGATACAAGAACTTGTTTAGCTATTGTAGGCACACTTGTTTCTCCAGAAAATGTGCTTGTTGCACTAAGTTCCACGGCTCTTGTAGATAAACCACCACTGGCTGATTTGTCCCAATAAAAAATACCACCGTCTCTAGGATTTATTATTAGATCCTCTCCAAAATTATCATGAGACCATGTTCTAATTTGTGCTCCAGAAACCGTGACACTTGCTGCATTACCCCAACCAACAAAGTCATTGGCAGAATCTGCGTTACCCACTGCTAATCTTACAAGTGTATTGTCTGCGTGAGCACTAGCTATTGTGCCACTTGATCCTCTTGTTACTGTCAAAGTATTATCATCTGTAGTAGCAGTGACTGTCATTAATTCTGGGCCGTCAACTAAAACAACAGAAGTGCCATTTGCATGTGTTGCTGCTGTAGAACTTAAATGACCTCTAGTACAACTAGTTAAATCATTTGTTGATATGCCTCCTATTTTTACAAATTCTGATCCTATGACAATTGTGTCTCCAGCAGCTAACCCTGTAGAACTTGTGACAGATATGGTTGTGGCACTTGTACTACTAATAGCAGCACTTAAAGTTGTTAAAACAGAACTAGGTGTTTTATCAATAAAAATAACATCATTATCTTCTTCAATACCTGTCTCATCATCAACATTAATATCTGTTTCATTGTTATCAACAACTTCAGCTAACTGTGTTGCCAAAGCACCAGATGTCGTACCACTCCACTGACCTGCACCCCAACCCGTTCCACCAACTGTTACATCTAGTCCAACATTTATCTGATAAACTGCTTGTGAAGTGTTAAAAGTTAAAGTTCCATTAGTTACTGAACCTCCAGTAGTGGAAGCACTAAGTTCAAAAGTTGTTGTATTTGTGATTGAAGAAATCGTAGCACCTGTTGGTATTCCAGTACCACTTACTGTACCTCCAGCGATAAGAGAAGCAGTAGAATCCATTGTTATAGTTGTGCCATTGTTGTAATCACAAGTCGCATCTGTGAAAGTACCATCACCTGTATCAGAGCCAGTTGCTACAACAGAAAATGTAATTTTATAAGAATTAGAACTTATTATTGACGTTATCTGATGTTCTGCATTTAATAAAGCTGCTGTTATATTTCCACCTAAACCTGCAACACCAGAAAAAGTAACAAAATCTTTTTCATTCGCACCATGTGCTGGGTCAATAACGGTAACCAATGTAGAATCATTTGAATTATCTCCAGTAGAGTCAAAATTCTCACTAGTGGAAGCAGAAAAAGTAATATCACCTAGCGATGTCGTATTTCGAATAGGTGTTATGTCATTAAATGTCTGACCTTCTTCTATGTAATATTTAAGATGTGTGCCAATACCCATAAAATCAGAACCATCAAGTGCTACCCAGTTATGCAGTCTTCTAGCACTACCTAAGTATTGATTCGGACTATATTTTTCCCAACCACCAAATTTTTCTGGTGAACCCAATCTAAATCTAATTTTATCTCCATCAGTAAAACCACCTTGATTAGTAAAAGGAGTTACATCAGAAACAATACCTGGTTGAAATTTTAATTTAGTTAAACTCATTAAAACGCTCTCGTTGATCTAGTTCCAGTATGAGCACTAGTATCGATGCTACCAGTACCATCATTAATATTTACTATAGCAACATTATTATCTGAAAATGATGCTGTAACACTAAAAGAACCATCTGTAGTGGTGGTGGGACCCACT